AACAATAGAACAATCCAGCTTCTATAAGAATCTCCATATGCTTTATGTGCAATAATGTCAGGGGTATCTTCGTCACGAATTTGATACTCATATGATAAATTCACATTATCTTTAATTTCTCTTAGAAATGTGCTGCGCGCAAGAATGTTGGTGACTGCTTGCGGATTGATAGTATTCTTATCAAATGTATAAAGTGTTTTTGGAAAATTCTCGAAGTATTTCATTAGTAACCTTCGTCGATAAGTTTCTTGTGCATAATTTCGACTTCTTTAAATCGAAGCTGCAAACTAATTTCAACAGGCATACCGTCTTGGAATGCTGTCCATTGTCCAGCACTTCCGTAGTTTACGTCGATGCCTTGTAAGACGCAAGTCGAAACTCGTGGCAAACTTGCATTCCTGCTTTGACCCACCATAAATTCAATATCGAATTCTGATGGGGGAATAAAGTAGCGACCATTTGAATTCGTTGGGATCTCTGGAGCTGCAAAGAAACGAAACTTCTTGATGATCTCTTTAATCATATCTGCTTCTTTTTTATTTCTTGGAGCAAACTTATAGTCAAATAAGAACTCTCTATTTTGAATGTTCTTGAAGAGCAATTCGACTTGAGGGTTTAGTGCCAAGCCAGCAGAGAATAGCAGCACGTCTGTGATGCCTCCACCGAAGTTGCCAGTTTTATCTGCAACCGCACCACCAACTTCAGCAAGACCACCCATGGAAGTGCCGCCGCCACCCAATCCAAATGATTTTCCTTGCACCAGATTTCCTGTACCCTGTGCAATTGCGCCACCAGCCTGTCCTACGAGTCCAGCCTTACCAAGAGCTTCGGTTAAACTCACTTGATCATAATCATTAACCAATTGATTCGTGACAGTATCTGGCATATACAAACAGATAGATGCAGCTGCACGTCGAGTTTTCCGACTTAAATTGATTGCACTCACAATCAAACCACTAGCCGCTCCACCCAGTGTTGCTTTTGCCGTTCCGACCACTGCAGTTTTTGCCATGTCTAAAACCGAATTCTGTTGTAATGCATCAAATGCAGTTTCAGCTGCACCTAAAGTGGCCAGTCCAGCTGCAACTGCTGTACCTTCTAAACCAGTAAAAGGATTTCGAGACCCTGCACCCTCTCCTCCCGCTCTATTTGTATCGGCGAAAGACATCACCTCAAGACCACCTTTCATCTCTTTCTTAACTTGATACTCGGACTTTTGCTGAATACAAGGAGTAAATTTCACCCAGTGAAGATTTCGATCAACATCACCAACGTTAAGTGGAAACTTTAAAATATCATATTGGAATGGATTTTTAAATAATGACTTTTCTGTTCCAGTCGCAGCCCTTGATATTGTTGGCTGAGCGTTACGCTTACCGTCAGTCGGAGAAGATTGTTGATTTGCCATCGAGAAGTCCTATAAATATTTTTATGGCTTATAGTGGTAAATTTGTTCCGAAAAATACCAATAAATATTTAGGTGATCCCACGAACGTTTGGTATCGTAGTCTATGGGAGCGCCGAGTGATGGTGCACCTGGATTCTAACCCAAATGTAGTTGAATGGTCGAACGAAGAAATAGTGATTCCATATTTATCGCCTGTGGATAGTAGATGGCATCGATACTTTCCCGACTTCTTTGTGAAGGTTAGAAACAGAAGTGGGATCGCCGAATCGATGATTCTAGAAGTTAAGCCAAAAAGTCAGGCGAAACCTCCAGAAAAGCGAAGCAAAATTACACGAAGGTACATAACTGAAGTTATGACTTGGGGTGTAAATGAGGCGAAATGGAATGCTGCGCTCGAATATTGTAAGTCTCGAGGATGGATGTTTAAAGTAATCACAGAAGATGATCTAGGTATTTAATGGCAAACTCTCTACTTGATAAAGTCAATGCAGATCTGGCAAAATCTGGTATCAAACCACGAACAACTGCAGCTCAAGACTGGCTTAGAGGAAAGATATCGAGCCTTAAAATGCCAGCCAATCGCTCAAATGTATTGAACGATGCAAAGAGAATTTCGCCAAAAGCATTTATCGGTAGAATGTACTTCTATCATTACGATCCAAAATTTAAAGATATTCTTCCTGTGTGGGATAAGTTTCCACTTGTTATCCCAATAGAGATGTATGATGACGGATTTTTGGGTCTCAATTTGCACTATCTCGATCCATATAATCGTCTGGCTCTCCTCAATAGACTATATGATTTCGCGAACAACGATAAATACGACGATACCACTCGATTAAACTTGTCATACAGCCTACTTTCTGCATCACGAAGATATAAGATGATCGAACCTTGTATTAAAAGATACTTGAGTAGTCATATTCGTTCATCATTAATCTATATCGAACCAGATAATTGGGAAACAGCGGTATTTTTACCTACGGAAAAGATGGTGTATAAGAAGTAATGTTTAAAGTTTCTAATTTTCTAGATCACTTCAACAAGCATAAAGATTTCGCAAGAACATCTAAATTCGAAGTCAGAATTGCTCCACCAACAGGTATTGCAGATTTAGCAACTTATGATCTCCGCTTTCAGTGCGAAGCAACAGAACTCCCAGCATATAATATCAATACAGTAGAAAATCGTCAATATGGCGTTGGACTGCCAGTAGCCTCGGCTCCAGTAGCGTTCGCAGATATTACGTTAACATTCATTTGTGCTGGTGACATGTGGGAAAAGAAACTGTTTGATAAGTGGATGAATGGAGTTGTTCCGATCAACAACTACAACCCACGATACAAAGACGACTACATTTCGTCTAAGATTGAGATCAATCAGTACAGTGGAGTTGCAACGAGTGACAACCTCGCAACTCAAACATCAGAGAAAATATACTCAGCTATTTTATTTAATGCATTTCCAACTTCGATTGGAGCATTGACGTTGAACTGGGCAGATGATGGTATTCATCGTCTTCCAGTAACATTTAAATATGATTATTGGGCTCCAGGCGTTACAGAAAATAAACCAGTAGCACCTGGCAGACAACCAGTACCAAGTGGATCTAATCCACCTAATGTCAATAACAGAGGCTCAAGTATTGTTGATCAAGTTAGATCGCAAGTTGCTGTCAGATCTGTAAGTCGCCCATCAATTGGTCCTAATGGAATTTAATATAGTATGGAGTAAATTATGCCGTTACCAAAAATTGAACATCCTATTCATGAAGTGTATTTGAAATCGCTAGATCGTGTTATAAGATATAGACCATTTCTTGTCAAAGAAGAAAAACTTCTTCTGATGGCAAAGGAATCAGACGATCTAAATGATATTGTGAAGGCAATTAAGCAGATCATTCGGAATTGTGTTCTTGATGATATTGATGTTGATACATTACCGACATTTGATGTTGAGATGTTTTTCATCAATCTTCGAGTTCAATCAATTGGCGAAAGTGCTGAGATGGTTTATACTTGCAATAACGTTGTTGAAGGTGATGTTGAGTGTGGACATAAAATCGATTTTTTACTCGATATTCGTAATGTAGAGTATTCAGAAACAGAAGGACATTCGAACGTGATTCGACTCAGCGATACTGCTGGAATTAAATTGAATTACCCAACTTTAAATTTTAGTGAAGCAGAACTAAACGACAACTTCGAAGATGGTGGATATTCTTTTGTTTCTCAGTATCTTGATTATGTTTATGATTCAGAACAAATCTATAAGAAAGATGAAATTTCTGATGAGGAATTGAAAGAGTTTATTGACAATCTTACAATTGAACAGGTTAAACAAATAAGAAATTTCTTTACAACGTTACCTCAAGTATTTTTAAAACAAGATGTAACTTGTACAAAATGCAATTATGTTCACCACTTGAATGTGGAGGGACTACTAAATTTTTTCGAATAATCTTTGGTTATGATAATCTTGTTAATCACTACAAGACAAATTTCAATCTAATGCAGCATCACAAATACTCATTGACTGAATTAGATAATTTGATTCCGTGGGAAAAACAGATTTATGTGAAGATGTTGACTGACTTTATAAAAGAACAGAATGAGAAGTTAAAACTTATACAACAGACTAAACGTTAATGGCTGAAGAAATAGATCCAAGACAAGTAGCATCAATGATTCGGGGGTTGAATAAATCTCCGAAAGGTCGTCGCATTCTGCAACAAGCAATGCGTGAAGCAGGAATCGATCAACCGATCGGTGATGTTGACAAGTATGCAAATAAAGCATTTAGTTCAGCAAGAGAAACTGCGAAGGCAGAAGGAAAGGGGTTTTTTGGTCAAGTTCGTGCTGGCTTTAAAGCAGCAAGAGAGACTCAAGAACAATATCAACTCGCTACGATGGGGACAAAAACAAGTCGTGAGCGAATTTTGAACATGCTTGGAATCGAAGTTGGTGATGCCTTTAGAAAAAACTTTGAGAAGAAGGGAACACCTGAAGAAATTGCTGCAGCAAAAGAACGTTTTAAGATTGATAAGAAAACAAAAGATAAAGCAAAGAAAGAAGGTGGTGGTGAGTCTGATTTTAAGTCAGGCAGAAGCATCAATTTCATTCTCAAAAATGTACTAGAACTAAAAGACATGGTTCGCAAGATCGAATCATTGCTCACAAAACCGAAACTTAAAGCGGGGTTTGCATTTGATCCGCGATTAGGTGCAAGCGGTGGATATAGAAGCACACGTGGAGAAAACAAAGGAAGGATTGTTAGTGCTAAAGAAGCACTGGCAGCACCAAAAGTCTCCAAAGCAGAAAAGGCAGAAGCAGCAAAAGTTTCTAGAACTGAATCACTCTCAAAAGCCATTCTCGCTGATGAAGATCCTATGGTCAAATTGCAAGAAAGCGTTCTTGCAATATTGAAGAGCGTTGGTGAAGACAGTAAATCAATACATGACAAATTAGATGAATTGGCAAGCCAGGGTGGCGATAGTGGATTTGGTTTAGGAGATCTTCTTGACATAGGAACTCTGCGTGGAAGAAGAGGGCGCCGAGGAGGCACAAGAACAAAACCAAAAACAAAACCAAAAGGCAGATTGAAGGGTATCGGTCAGGGTCTGAAGACAGCAGGAAAGACTGTTGGCAAATTCGCTAAATTTATTCCTGGTGTCGGCGCAGTAGTTGCTGGCGGTATGGCAGCATATGATGGCGTGAGTGGTTATCAAAATGCTGGTGAGATTTTAGATCTCAAAGAAGGTGAAGAAGCAACAACAGGACAAAAACTATCCGCTGCTGCTGGTAGCGTAGTTTCTGGATTAACGTTCGGTTTAGTAGATGAGAAGAAAGTTGCACAAGGTATTGCAAGTGCAACAGGCGCAGGACCTGCACCTTCATCTGCACCTGCACCAAGTTCTGGTCCAAAATTTCGTTTGGGTCCTGCGGCGGCAAAACGTGGAAAGATAGAAGCATCAGCAGGTAAGAATGCTGCATTAGCTGCAGCAGGAAAGGCAGGCATCACTGGCGCACATCTTGCGCAGTTTATGGCTCAACTAGATCATGAGTCTGGACACTTCACTCGAGTAGAAGAAAATCTTCGTTACTCAGCAAAACGTTTGCGTCAAATCTTTCCAAAATATTATAAAACAGATGCTGACGCAGCAGCAGATGAAATGCAACCTCAAAAAATTGCCAATCGTGTTTATGCAAATCGCATGGGTAATGGACCACCAGAATCTGGAGACGGATACAAATATCGTGGTCGTGGATTGATTCAGTTAACTGGAAAAGATAACTACAAACGATTTGGATCAATAACTGGAATCGATCTTGTGGGTAATCCTGACATGGCAGGAAATTTGGGTACTGCTGCAGATATTGCTGCAGCATTCTATAAAAAGAATGTGATGGATCGTGGCATACCTGCAGAAGATACAAAGAAAGTGACAAAGGCAATCAATGGCGGATCTATTGGATTA